AATTTGTGACCAGTCTCGGGGTGAATAATCCAGCCCTTATCAACCACAACGCCTTCGATGTACTGGTCATCTCTACCCTCAAGAGGTTGGAAATCATAAGCTCGGATCTTCTGACCAACTTCTGCAACATTTTCAAATTTCATTTTTTTTCTCCCGTTTAGGAGGAGCACCGCGCCCCTCTATGGTTCCCATCTTAGCAGAACCATCATGGGTGTCAACTACTTTGGATGACAAAAGTGAAAATAATTTAACATTTAATTTTGAGGTTTTTGAAGTCAGGCCAGCCAAACTCTCCGCTGGTCTCGTTAAACAGGCACACCATTTCAGCGTACTCTGTAGAGGCTCTCTCTGCCTCGATTTGATCTTGCTTGCTGGCATAGCTCATTCCAAGAATTAGAGCCAGAATTCCTAAAGCGATTGCGATGTCTTTTGCCATGAGATTCTCCGTCGGGCCCCGCAGAGCCCTGTTTATTAGATTATTAACGCCTTGCTTGGGCGCTTGAAAAAGCCAAACTTAGTGTCATCGTCAGACTGGATAACAGTGGCTGTGAGGGTGACACGCAAGCCCTTAAGATCAATCTCTTCGCTGCAAGCGTAGTCTTCTACTGACGACGGAATGCTGCCGAAGAGCTTAAATCCACGGTCATCCTTGATAACGCACTTGAGCTGAGTGCCCCAGTCGTTGTCGTAAAACTTTGTGGATACGATCACGCCAGTGATTTGAATGCGGCCCTCTGGCACGTCTTCAGCGTTAGCGCGTTCCTGTTCGTTCTTAGCCTGCCACTTAGCGCGGTTCTCTTCAGCGCGAGCGATGCACTTGCGTACAGCGTTGCACTGGCCCTCAGTCAGCTTGCCGAACTTATCAAAGGCATTACTGAGGCTTAACGCAAAATCGTTGTTTTCACTGTTGTAGTGAACCCAATCAAGAATGTCGTTTGCATCTTCAACCGTAGCGAAGAATGTTTTTTGCGCGTTTGAAATGATTGCGCGGTGACGGCCATTTTCCCAAGCTTCTAAATTAACTATTGGCATTTTGCTTCTCCCGAAAGCTGCCCCCCGAAGGGGGCGTTGAAATTAAAAGTTATAATCGTAAAATGCGTAAGGCTTAATCTCAAGAGTAAATCTTTGGCCCTTGTGTCCCCAGTTGCCGTACTTGTTTTTTCTAATTCGAATAACGGGGGCATTGGGCGCGCTTTCGAAAGTGACTTTCTGATCCTTCTGATTCTCAACGTGTCCGCAGAATCCGCCGACGTACTGATTGAGGTGAGCGATGTCGTGAGTGGCTTTTAAGGGTCGAACTTCAAGAGTCTTGTCGCTGATAACCTTAACTATTTCGTAGGCTTTAACATCAGTGTAACAATGCTCGCTTGCGTATTTGTAATCCATCTTTGTATCTCCCGTTGGTGAGCAGCACCGTGCCGCTCTATGGTTCCCATTGTACGGAATTGGATACTGGTGTCAACCATTTTGTATGACAAAAGATGATTTATTTTTGAAACATTGTATCAATTTTGCGTTCTCTGAGAATCGCTTTTTCAAAGGCTTTGCATTCTGGGCAGTACCAGCCAACGCGGTAGGGAACGTAGGTGTCATCTGTGCAACGGTGGTTGAATCCTATTACTTCGCCGGCTGTCCTGCCGCAGCGGCATGGCTTTTCCCTAAGATCATCCATTTAACTGCCCCTTTGCTAGATTCCATGTTAACGCCGTGTAACCCCACGGCTCTGATGCTTTGACTGGATACGCATTTGCAGGGTGCGGTAGGACTGAGTGGGGCCAGTAGGTCTTTGCGAATAGCTTTGGAAGGCGGTCCAGTTCAGCAAATGTCTTGAGCTCTGTGCCTGACTCTGCCAGCACCTTGACGCCGGCTTCTTGTTTAGCTCCTAAGTACAGTGTTCCGTCTGAGTAGTAGTGGTTAACCTTGTTTATGTTCATTACTGTATTGCCTTTGGTGGGTTAGGAGGTTTTGCGAGCAAGCAAGCCCCAACCCACAGGGTAGTAGGTTTCGGGACTTTGCATTGCCTTCGGAGCCGTCAGTGTGGACAGCGAGGCCGCATCAATGAGTCAGTTGATACAAGCAAGTCTGCAAGGGATGCTGCTCCATCCCCCCGCGCCGCATTCAGACTTTTCGCAAGTTGCGGTGCCTCCGCGCTACTCTTTTGAGGCTTTAAACTGCGCTCGGTGAGGGACCCCTTTCGGGTGACATATCCTTCGCAGTCGAGTCGGTGACTCAAGATAAGGTGGGGTGGGGTTATGACTATTGCCAGATATTGTGTATAATCGGCTTGTCGGGTTCCTGCTTTCCACTCTTGAGTCGGATTTAGGGCTGTCAACCCACCGACGTTTTGTGATGTTATTCCCTTTTTGAAGTGATTTCAAGCCCCTCCCCACAAGGGGCTTTTTTTATTGGTTGCGTTCTGATATTTCTTGATCAATCAGGAACTGAGCGTACTGGATTACTTTTCTTAAATCTTGAATACCGCCCTTGGCCCGCCAGCGCGAAACATACTTAACGATATTGCCTTCGCAATAGCCTAGCTTATTCTCAAGAATGTACTGAATTGGTTCAATCTTAAGGCTTGAATAGTGTGTGCCACCCACTTGGTGCGTTGGTTTAATCATTAGTGTATCTCCACGTCTTCTGACTTCATATACTCGCTGAAATCGTCCCAGAGATCTGATTGCATGATGTATTCAACGTAATCAGTGCAAAGCAGCATCATCGTGCCAACGGCTCTCTGAGCCTCTTCGTTTAGATCATGAAAACCATTCTCCATAAACCCATCAAGCTCCTCAGCGCTCATCGAAAACATATGTTTTTCTTTCATCTGAATTTCCTCTCGTATAATCGCTTTCGGTAATTAAATATCTTTTTTACCCGCTTAAGATACTCAATGGTAAATTTCTTAGGATTATTATCCATTTCCAGTTTGTCTACTCGCTCGGAACCAATCCTTTTTATCAAACCTTTTCTGTACTCTACGACATTACCAGACAGGTAGCGATTACATTTTACGCATTGGCTAAACACATTGAGCAAGTGATACCTAAGATGGCTTGCGCTACCACGGCTGCGGTAGTGACCGGCGTCGAACTTGCCTCCCTGCACCGTGTCTCCCTGAGCGGTCCCGCAACTTATGCAAGGCTTATTCAGGTCCCTGATTCTTATGTAGGCGTTGAACGCAGCCTGCGCCTCCTTAGTGTAATCTGAGGCGGTCTTGAGAGATTCCTTAGCAGCTTTCGACTCACGCGCATAGGACAATTTGGCAGTTTTTTTAGCCTGATCTGTCGTAGTGTATTCGTGCAGATGATCCCAGCTGCAAAATGCGTAAATGCCGCCAACAACCAACTCGCTTTCAGGCAGTTTAACGCGGCATAATTTACATCTTCTTGTCTTCATCAAAGGGCCTGTTGCCGGCGAGACACACCATAGTCTTCATAGCTCTATCAAATGTAACCCTGTCCATTTTCGCAGACTTCGCTTTAAGCAAAGCCAAGCTGAACTTCATACTGGTGACAGGAAACTTTTTTAATGTAGCTATACATTCTTTTGATGGTATCCACTCGATTGATTGCTTCATCTTAAATTCATCTCGGCGCGTTTGGTTGATTCTTGAGTGCGCCAAGTTTCAAATTTCATCTGCCAAATTGACAGCTGGTGCTTGAGACTTACCGCTTGCTCAATCGCTACCCTCAAGCCGTCTAAAAGCTCAAGGTACTCAGGATGAGAGTAAGCGTATCTTTCTTGCGCTGCAATAGGCAGCTTAGGGTTCTCTCTTTCAGCTTCTGCCATAAGCAAAGCTTTCTTAGACTTTCTGAACTCCATTAAGTATTGCCGGCTTGCTTCAGACTCGGCGTACTTACGAGCGGTTTCTTCTAGCTGCTCGAATTTCATAGGCACTCACCACATAATCTTTTACCCAGTCCCTTATATCTTCTGGGACCAAAAAAAGCGCCTTTCGGCGCTCCTCCCTTTCCTTAATCTTCATAATTTCTTCCGCGTGATGACGCGGGCGCTTGAAATTGTTCATTTTCCACCGTTAGCTTGCTCTTAGTCGGAGAGCAGATCTCAATGATAGAATCATAGGGCTCCAAGTCATCAAATGAGCACACGCCAAAATCGCCGTCTAGCTCGATAATGGCGTAACTCTGCTGATACTTATCTGCCCTCCATGAAGCTTCCTCAATCGCTTGTAGCGCATAAGTAAACTTACTTATAGCGGTCATCGTTACCTAACTCCAGAAAACTAAGCGGCTCCATATTAAGCTCTTTGCTAATCTTAACTACCAAAGACAACCTAGCATCAGGCTTGTATCGCCACTTGTGAATTTGCTGCCTACTGACTCCAAGCTGCTCGGCCAGCTGGGCTGACCGAACTCCTGTGATCAATTGGGCTACGCGCAAAGCTTTGCCAAAATCCATGATCACTCCTTAAAATGGTAAGTCGTCGTCAAAATCATCAATAGGTGATTCTACTGCTGGGACTGGGCTGGACGACTGATTGTCCTGTAATGTAAATGACAGCTTTACCAAAGGTTTTTTGCCACCCTCGCTAGAGGTCCACGCAGAAACCCAGTATTGCTTTCCGTCTACCTCGGCTTGGCCTCGAAGGTTAGGATGCTTTTCTGTAGATCGCTTTTCATTCTTCCACAGGGCTCCAGTGTTGTTGTTGTCGTATTCACTCATTTTAACGTCTCCGTCAGTTCATTAATTTTAATTGCAGTTTCTATTAGCAGCTCTTCCGCTGCGGCCAGCAGTTTATCGTCCCGCTTGACGTGTAAAACAAATGGGCTCATATCAGGATGGTAAGCGTAAAACCACCAGCTAGATCTTCCCGTCACGAGCATACAACCTTGGACCTGTTGGACGTATGCAGACGGCAGAGCGCCCGATCTTTTGTATGCTATCATGGTTGACGCAGAAGGGCACTTGATTTCCAAGCCGCAGTCTTCTCCTATGATTAATGCGTCAGGCGAGCAGCCTATTTCATAGTCGTCCATCTTGATCAGGCCAACCTGCTCAGTAAGCAACCCTGTCTCCAGCTCAAACATATCCCTAGCCTCTGGCTCAAGATCATTGCCGCGCTGCATGGCGTCAGATTTAAAAGTCTCTGTAGGCTTTCCAGTAATGCGCTCTGCAACCAGTGTGTTGATAAGGGCGTCGGCTTGAGTAGAAGCTTTACCAGCGCCAGTAAATACCTTGCTGAAGTTACTAGCAGTAATGACGCCGCAACGCTGTACCAGCCATTCGTCGCTACCCTGAATGCAATCAATTATTCTTGGCACTTGGGGCCCCCTTGATCCATAGAGATAGTGCGTGTTTAAAAAGAACCAAACAAGGAGAGCATATACTCTCCTTATTTGAGCTTCGCTCTCGGCATAACTCACAAACGTAGTGGCTACCCTTCATTTTGAGCCTCTTTCTTTCTTTTGAGGTTGCCGACAATGCGTAACGCTTTTTCTTGTGGGATCAGCTTGATTTCTGAAACCTTGGCCCATTCAACGTAGGCTTGAATGTCTTGGCCAACCTCTTCGCATAGTGAAATAATCTGCGACAAAGTTTCAGCTGTCACTAGCTCAGGCTCTGATTCTGCCTGCTCTAGTTGTTGGCTGTCGGCGTCTTCTACGCCGTCAATGGGGATACAGAAGGCTTGGAAAAGAAAGTATTTATACGCAGCGGTCATTGCCTTATTAACAGCTTTATCACTGGTATCAATAGCCTCACCGTAGGCAGTGTGGCAGATAGAATCACCCTCTTGATCGTATAAGACAAAACCAACCTCAAGGATGACGTGCGACGCGATACCGCCACGAGACGTTTTGATGGTCTTTATGTCTTTGTTCAATACGTTGGGGATAATGAGAACGCCATGCTCAGCGATAATCGGCGCTAGCGTGTTGAGCACGTCGTCGATACCACGGAACTTGTAGCCTTGATGGCTATTCTCTTGGTTTTTAGCGATTCCGATTCTAGATAGATCGGACTGGACAGCGCTAAGCGCTTTAAAGATAGTACGTTGAGTCATCGTTATTCTCCGTCAGTTGATAACGATGACAATGGTAATGATGTGATTATACGCTGTCAAGCAAAATGGATGACATTTGTAAAATAAATATGAGGTATACTATATCGAGTGGTGTATCTCCGTCAGTAACCACTAAAAGCCCCTGACTGGTTCTCCCGCTGGTCAGGGGCTTTTCTTATGGATAGCGTCCAGAGCTCACCATATAAGCTATATCTTCAGATCTTGTGGGTCCGACTTGCTTGGCCCATTTAGAATCCAAAAACTCTTCAGCAGCAAGCTCAAAGTCTTCTTGCTCCATAGCGGCTAAAGCTTTTTTAAAAGTAAGAAGCTTGGTGATACCAAGGTTAAAACAAAGATTGATTATTGCGTCCTGACGAACCCTGCATAAAGTCAAATACCACTTGAAATTATGGCGCAGTTCTCGGTCACATCTTTCAATATCATTGTTAAGTAGGTATAAAACTTCGTCGCGGGATAACCCGACAGAATCAAGATTCCTACCTACTCCTATGGTTATGTTTCCTGTAGTGTCTTCATAAGGTTTGCTTACAAAACCTTCGTGCCTGATTAGCAGGCGATGCAATCTATTCACGACTTTCTGAAGAGTCCAGTGGCATTAAAGAGAGTAACAACAGCAGCAACAATATCATGAGCCACAGGCTGTAGCTTATCAAACGACTCATCAATATCATCAGCCTTTTCAATAGCTGCTTTGAGCATGACATCAAACGCAGCAAGTTTTTCCTTGCCAGCGCCATCATCAGGGATAGTCTCTTCTATCAATTTGACTATCTCGACTACGGTGTTCCAGAGCTTCCGTACCCAAGACAGGTAGGTAAGAATGTTCATAGTTTACACTCCACAGTAAGTAAGATTGCTTCAATACCCCAGACATTAGGCACAACCTCCACCCAATGTGGGTTTACTATAACAGGTTTTACACCTACGCTACATCCCGACTTTCTCAGATGTTGAGAGTGTAAGCACCCAGTTGACAAGAGCGAGAATGCCAACAGCAACAGAATCAACGGTAGCCTCGTCCACTGGTATTGCATACCCAAATGCCTCCGCTGCCTGAATAGCTGCCCAGATA